ATGTTGCTTCTTCAATATAAATACCACCTGATATTTTTGTTAAATTATTAGCATCAGCTGATAATACTTTAGATGCCGCACTTGTACCAAGTGTTGCAAGATCGCTATAGTTAAGTTCTGCTGCTGTAGCTGTAACCGCTGTACCTGCATATGCAAATTTACCCGCTACTGAAACGTTGAATGTTGCATTATCTTCAATTCTTGCAACTTCTGTACCATCGTATTGTTGAAAGATGATGTCTTTTGCGTCAACCATTGGTTTAATAACAACATCACTGGAACTATTGACAAAATCAAGTAGTGCTGTACCACCAGATTTTAAAGTAATATTATTTCCTGCAGCATCTAAATTAATATCACCAGCAGAGTCTAAAGTAATTGTTGTAGCATCTACTTCAAAGGTTCCGTCAGCAGTAATTTGAATATTAGCTGCCGCTGCCGCAGCATCAACTGTAACTAAACTAAAAGCCCCATTTGTTGCCGCAGTCATTGTAACTGTATCAGATGTACTTGGTGTCATTGTAATGGCATCACCATTATGAACCATATTATCAACAGTTAAAGCTGTTAATGTTCCTAAACTTGTTATGTTTGTTTGAGCTGCAGTTGTTACCGTAGCTGCTGTTCCTGAAGTATTACCTGTTACATCTCCTGTTATATCTCCTACAAAAGCAGTAGATGTAATTGAAGTTGCTCCTGTAACTACTCCTGCGTCTACACTAATTGTACCATCTAATAAAATTGCTGAACCAGCAGCAGGTTCAATATTTATTGCTGCTCCTGAATCTAAAGTTAATACACCTGCTGAATCAATGTCTACTGTACCATCTGCTGTTATTTGAATATTAGCTGCTGCCGCTGCTGCATCCGTTGTTACTATACTTAATGTTCCATTCGTTCCTGCAGTAAATACTGCTGTATCACTAGTTGAACCAGTCATAGTTACAACTTTGCCATTTACGGCAACATCATCTACAGTAAGGGCTGTTAAAGTACCTAGACTAGTTACACTTGTTTGTGCCGCTGTTGATAAAGTTCCTGCTAGTTCTCCAGAAGAACCATAAATAACTGCCTTACTATTAACAACACTATTTGCCGAAGCTGTATCTAATAAATTTAATTCTGCTGCTGTTGAAGAAACAGCTGTACTTCCTAAAGTAAGTTGTCCATCAGGTACAATTAAACCTGCTCCACCATTAAATATTAAATCATCTGCTGATGTGTCCCAAGTAACGTTTGCACTTGCTGTATCTCCGTAAAGTATAACATCGTATCCTTGATCATTTGCACCGATAGTTAACGTTGCATCTAATTGAACTGCTCCATCAATGTCAACAGCGTCTAAATTTGTAGTTCCGTCTATATCAGCATTTCCACTAATATCTAAAGTAGCTGCATCTAATTCACCGGATAAAGTAATATTAGTAGCACCAGTAATAGCACCATTCAGTGCAACAGCGCCATTAATATCAATTGTTGTTGCAGCAATTTGTATTTCTGTGTCTGCTACTAAATCTAATTGACCATCTGTACTTGAATGAATGTATAAAGCTGTATCATAAAAACAAAGTTTATTTGTGCTATTTAAAGTTAAACCAGTTCCATCAGTATGGGTTAAAGTTGTATCTTGATCAGCACCAAATTTAATAACTGAACTGTCTGCTAAAAATAAATCTGAAAATTCTAATGCAGAAGTACCAAGAGCTATACCGTCTGCTGATGAAGGCGCAATAGCACCTGTTGTTATTCTAACTCTATCTGTTCCACCGACTTTAATATCTATTTGGTCATCTGTATCTGCTGTAATATCTGTATCTGCATCTGCATCAAGAGTTAACGTACCACCGTCTAAGTCAAACGCTCCAGCAGATGTAATACCTGTATCAATTACATCGGTACCATTTGCATATAATATTTTTGTTCCTTTATCAGATGCTCCCCAAGTAACTCCGGTTTGACCACTAGCTTTCACTGTAAGTGTATAAGCTTCAGTGGTTTGATTATCCATAATCCACCATTTTTCTACGGCGGGAACTGTTATTGTTCTGTTACCAGCTAATGCACCTGTAAAAGCAATGACAGAGTTTCTTATAGAATCACCCGTAGAACCATCTGTTAAAGATAAAGTTGCATCTGCACTTGCCACACCTACTGCTACATAACCACGAATTGCCTCTTCTATAATTTGTAAATTGGTATTGGTAGTTGTACCCCATGTACCGGCATTTTCGCCGGTTGTCATTAACTCTGTACCAAGATCTGTATAACTCGATGCCATATTCCTCCTACGCGCTTCCTACAAATACTTCTACATCAACAGAATCTGTATTAGCAAGTGCTGTGATATCGACTAAATCGTTTAATGATACTGTAATTGCAGAACCAGCTGCATGCATAGTATCTTTAACTCCACCACTATTATCACCTGGATAAATAAACGAGTGGCCAGCGTCTACCTTCATACAAAACTCTGTACTGTCTTCATCTCTAAATGTTAATGTAAGATGATTCGTTGAATCTAAATTTGTAATTCTAATATATCTAACATCATCTTCGTCAAACTGACCTGCTAGATAACTTTTTGATAAATCTGTTGCAGAAGTTGTAGCAAAACCTAACAACCCTGTTTCAGTGGTTGATATTGTAACTATTCTTTTAACAATTTCATTAACACTTGAAATATCTAACGATCTTTCGCTGTTGTAACTGTTATTGTTAAGTGTGATTTCTTCTATTACTTTAGTTGTTAGTGTTGCCATATTTTATTCCTTACGGTGTCTGAGAAGGAACGGGTATACGTGGTTCGCCATCCGTATAGTCGTCTCTTCTTCTTCTACCTAATTGTTCTCCACCGAATTTTTGAACTTCGGTTTGATACTTTTGTTCATATAATTGTAGCATATCCATTGGGCCTTTTAAATAGCTAAATGCTTCTACCAAGCAAGCATATAAAAGTCCATTGCCAAAATTTAAACTTAAAAAAGTTGTAGTATTAGCCGAGCTCAATCCCAAAGGTCTAGCATTATAATGTAATTTATACATAAAGCCTGAACTTGGAGTAGGTACAATTGTAAGTTTTCCAGAAGTTGTAGCTCCCGCTCCTGTCGCTCCACCAGACATAGCATAATATTTTGGTGTGCCAGTAGTTGTTTCAGCTGCATCATATTCTCTTAAAAAACTAATATCTTTCTTCTCTAGCCAGCTATTAGCTCCCGTTGCTGCTGTTGTTGATGTATAAACCTGTATTCCTCTGACAAATAAAGTTCCAGCTGGAGCATTTACATTGTCTTTTGAAGCAACCAAATTGCCAATCACTTCTTTTCGATCTGCATCAATGGGAACTTCTCTTTGTATTCTAAGTTCTGAATTATCTATGAATTGATCTGTAATTGTACTTGAAAGTACACCTGTTCCAACTTCAGTATAGTTCTGAATTGCTGTTGTAAGTGTTGAATATGTAAATCCTGCCATTATGCTGATAAAGTCGCTGGTCCTACCGAAACCGGAAACCCTCCTCCTTGTACTGATCCTGCTGTAGCAGTGCTAGTATCTACAGTAAAATAAAACCAATCGTCTGTAAAATCTGTATCTCTAGAACCACTAACATACTTTCCAGTAGTAATAGCATACCCTGCCGCTTTTGCAATATTTGAACCTGCTATGCCATCAAAGGATGCTGGATCTGCATAATCTCCTGCAGTAGTTGGAGCTCCTCGAAATCTATAAGTACTTCCATTAGTTAATCCATGATTTGGAGTATTAACATTAATTACGCTTGATGAAGCAGCGTACGTGGTAAACGGATCATGTATTAATAATTGAGCTACATCATTTTCTGTTCTATCTGTTCTTACATTTTCCAACGCTTGAGGATCAGCTCCATGTGGTCTTGGATCTAATTGTGGTTGTTTAGCTTCATATTCAGATTTGTGAACGAACATTCCATTCCATTCTTTGAGCATTTCATTGTATGGAAATTCCATACCTGATCGGTCTGATATTGCTTTTGCGTATTTTCCTCTTGCGTATGCCATTATATATTCGGATAATAATTTTTCGGGGTTATATAAGTGCTAGCATCAGACCCGTCTTCTGATAAAGCACGTGCCAATTCATCTTCGTATAATAGTTTTAATTCCTGTGTTCTTTGTGGTGCATATTTTTGTGATAAATAAAAAGATAATCCAGAGGCCATACAAGGAACAAATCTATAAGGTACATCTGTTGCATCGGTATAAGTTGCATCTGCGTCTTGAATTCTTTTAACATAATAAATATGCAGGTCTTTAGATGCAGCTGTAGAATCTGCTGTTGGATAAACGGTTAAAGTTGTTTTATCAACTAATCGTTGAACAAAATATTGAGAAGGAGTTCCTTTAGATAATTTATTTGCTAATGCAGAATATGCTGATCTAGCTATTTTTGTAAGAGTAGAATCTGCTTGTGTTGTTTCAGTTCGATTTGTTCTGTATGTTGCTTCTAAAATATCTGCTATTCCATAAGTAGAAGATCCACTTGTTCCACCGACTGTGACTGAAGAAGTTCCATCACCTGATGCTCTATAAAAAGTATATTCAGCTTGACCTTCAATAAGATCAATATTGGTATCACCTACTTCCCAGTAGTGCAAACCTCTATTGCCCCATTCTTGA